TAATCTCGCATTCTTCAGCAGTATATGGGCTTTCTGCGAGGAATTCGGGGTCCTCAGCCATATTTTTGAGAACAATATCAATATTGAAAGCAGCTAGGTCCGGTAGCACGGGATAATAGGTCATCAAGGTCCTTTCAGGTAGAAGACATACATAGTCTAACGGGTAAGTTGATTGCAACTATCTTTCTGTTGATTTCGCGAAGCGTAAGTCTACTTGAAAAGTTGATGTAAAGGGGGTAGTTCTCAGATCAAGCTGACTTGAGGAATATGATGAGTAACCAGAACGCCTACACTCAAGAGTTGCTGAAACGGATCATGAACCGCTATTCAGTTGATAGTGTGGACATGCCGATGGGGGATTGGCTCCGCCAGAACACTTCTTTAAACGGGCGGCCCTTCTCGTTCGACCGCTACCCGTTCCAAGAAGCCATCGCGAATGACATGCACACCAACATGGATGTGGTGAAACCATCACAGGTGGGCCTCTCGGAAGTGCAAGTCCGCAAATCACTAGGCTTTGTAGCCCGCAACCGCGGCACCACCCTGATCTTCACCATGCCCAACGAGAAGATGTTTAAGCGGATGTCGACGACGCGGATCAAGCCCCTTGTCGACGAGGAAAAAGCCTTTAACCTTGAGACCCGCTCAGGTGAGAAACCTGCCCGATCAAAAGATCTCTACCAAATTGGCCAGAGCTTTATGCACGTCACCGGCGCATCAGAGTCTGATGCAACATCGATCCCTGCAGACGTGGTGATGAACGACGAGATTGATCTAACCGACCAGCAAATGCTGGCTCTGTTCAACTCGCGCCTCCAGAACTCTGATTGGAAAATCAACCAACGGTTCTCCACCCCCACCTTCACTGGCTTCGGTGTGGACAAAGGGTTCCAAGTCTCTGACCAGCACGAGTATATGAAGAAATGCTCAGCCTGCAACCACTGGCAGGTCCCGATCTTCCGTCCAGAATTCGTACACATCCCCAACCTGCCAGATGACATAAACAGTCTTATGGATATCGATGAACAGATGATCGACGACAGAAATTTGGATCTGTTGAATTCCTATGTGAAGTGCGAGAAGTGTCATGCACCCCTTGATTTATCTACGGACAGAGAGTGGGTCCCGAAGTACGCCAGCCGTAGTCATGCCCGAGGCTACCGCGTGGGCCCCTTCTCGACGAGCCGGCTACCGATCAGCTATGTTGTCAGCCAGTTGCTGCGTTATAAAGCGAGGGATCACCTTCGCGGTTGGCACAACACGGTGCTGGGCGAGTCCTATACAGACAGCAATGCTCGGATGTCTGACGCAGATATCGACAAGTGTTTCACTGGCCGTATGGACGTTCCAGCTGTTGATGCCTCCGCCCCTACTTGGATCGGGATCGACATGGGTCAGACCTGTCATCTGCTGATTGGTCAAGGGAACTCGGATGAAGATATGCATGTCATCCGCTTTGAAGAAATCCCGATCTCAGAGCTCAAGGATGTAGTTCAAGGACACCTCGATACCTACAATGTCGTCGGAGGAGCGGTTGACCGATTTCCGTACACTCCAAACGCTGATGAGCTGTGGTCAATCTCAAACGGCCGCATCCTTCCTGTAGAATACCGCGGGCAGAAGACAGTCAACCTGGTCAAAGACCCCTCAGTTGACGACGAAGTGGTAGTCTATGCCCAGATGAACCGGACCCAGTTCCTAGACAAGGTCGCATCAAGGGTCCGACGCAAACGGATCCTGTTTTCGGGCTATGGCAGTCAACAGGCGCTTATTCGTGAACACCTCAAGGACATGGTCCGCGATGAGGATCCTGAGAAGGAGGCCAAGTGGGTCAAGCTCAACGGCAATGATCACTACTTCCACTCTATGGGCTTTCTGCTCGCGGCACCTAAACTGAAAGAAACTCAGAACTATCTGTTCACTGAGCCTCGTGGGAGCGTTTCTATCGGAGGCGTATCTATGGGAGCGGCACCAAGTAGTTTGCTTGGAAATGGAAAAAAGAGTGGACTTGTCTAATTTTCAAATGAACGCCTAGTCTACACACCCCCTATACTGTTACAGTGAAGTCTAAATCTATAAGGACTCTTCATGGCTGGCCCCCTCGATCGCTTCTTGAAGGTTATCACCCCCAAACGCCAAAAGGCGAAGGGGGTGTCTTCAACGAACACTTATTCTGCTGATCGAACCGACCAAGTTCTTTCAGCCCCGACGTATAAAGAGCACCTCAACGATCTTTTCAGCGAAAGGCAATCTGATGATAGCAAAGATTTACTGCAGAAGTTATTTGTACATGATCCAGATGTCTCTGCTGCTCTCTCTGCCTTCCTAACAGTTGCAGACACTGAGCCTGTTTTTACAGTCAAAGACGCCGATGGGGCCTTTGATCGCAAAGGTATGCAAGCGCTCAATCAGATCCTCGCAACGCTCACCGAGCGGTTTGATTATTCTAAAGGCTTCCAGCTTCAGCCCAACCTGCAAACCTTGACCGAGAATATGCGCTACATGGTGTTGCTGCGCGGCGGCATCGGCGAAGAGCTGGTGTTTGACAAAATGGGTGTCCCCGTTGAGATCCGACACGTTGACCTCGCTACGCTCGAATGGTTTGAGGTTGAGTCCAATAAATTTGTCCCCTCCCAATTGGCACCTCAGTCAAATGTACGGATTGACTTGAATATTCCAACGTTTTTCGTGTCCCACTTTCGTCGGGACCCCACGAAGATCTATGCAAACTCGCCGTTTGTGTCTTCGATCAACACCGTCGCAGCCCGCCAACAGGTCATCAATGATCTGTACCGGATCATGCAGGTCACTGGCTTCCCACGGATGGATGTCACGATCATGGAAGAAGTGCTTAAGAAGAATGCCAATTCTGAGACCCAACAAGATCCTACAAAGATGCGAGCCTTCATCGACGGTGAGGTCGCACGTATCCAAGCGGCTGTCGCCAGTCTGAGGGCTGATCAAGCCCTTGTTCACACAGACTCGGTGGACTTCAAGATTGCCAACGAGAAGAACCCAGCCACTGGGCTCGATATCTCCTCGGTGATCAGCGCTTTGAACGCGATGAACCAAGCTGGTCTACGCTCAATGGCAACAATCCTTGGCCGCGGCGAAAGTGGTGTAAACACCGCCTCCGTCGAAGCTCGGATCTTCTCAATGAACGCCGAAGCCCTCAACGTGCCGGTGGCCGAGTGCCTGAGCCAAATCCTTACCATGGCGCTCCGTGTCGTCACGAAAACGGATGCTCGGGTAGAGTGTAAGTTCCGTGGTGTTGAACTGCGGCCCGAGCTCGAGCTTGAACCAATGCGAGTGATGAAAGCGTCTCGCCTACGCCAAGATCTCTCAGACGGTATCATCAGTGATGATGAATATCACTTGGAGATGTACGGCCGCATCCGCCCAGACACTGCCCCCGAGCTCTCGGGCACCGGATTCATGTCGAGCGGTGGTGTTGAAATGGATGAGAAGGATGTTTCTCCGAACAGTGACCCCCTTGGTCGCGGCCTCGCACCCAAAGGTGGCAAGGCAGCTCGCAGCAGCAACGTTACTAAGAAAGCAGCCAAGGACTCGTGAACCTTCGGTAGACTGACGCCAAACTGAGATTTCCAAATAAACCCATTGCTTTGACTACCTGTCAACCTGTATGTTCTAAGTTAATGTAACAGAGAGCACTAATGGACCGTCAAAAGCAAATTGAGATCACCGACGAAATTGTTTCGCAGATTAGCGAAGTGACGAAGTCTACTATTTCAGCTGATGACATTGTGGTTTTTGAAGCTGCGGCTCTTTCAACTGAAGCACTTCACAAACCTGGGTCGATTTACCACTCGGCACAGCCTTCTCGTAGCCTACTCATGGATGCAGCAGAGGCCCTCAATAGCGGCGCGGAGAGTGTTCCACTTCACACAATGCACTTGCAAGGTGAAGAGATCCCTGTTGGCCGAGTATTCCGCGCCCGAGTAGTTGATGAACCCAACGGTTCCTCAACACTTCTCGCGATGTTCTACCTGCCTAAATCTGAACGCCAGTTGATCGAGAAGATTAATCTGGCGGTTTTGGATGAAGTGTCAGTCGGGATCAAGTCAACCCAAGCACTCTGCTCCAAATGTGGTTTTGATTACTTCAGCGACGAAGCTGATTTCACCAACCTGTTTTCTCAGACTTGTGAAAGCGACCACACCATCGGGGTAGATGGCACACATCTCAAATTAGTCGGCCTTGATACGTGGATGGAGCTATCGCTCGTTTCGCGTGGCGCTTCTAGCAAACCCAAAATTCTCAGCCGTCCTAAGCAAATTCTTTCCGAGGTCGAATACGATCGGATCGCGGCGAGCGGGAAACCTGTGGAGGCACTTGTCCTCTATACCTCAACCTCCATGGAGAACCTTGACATGCCTAATACCCCCACAGAGATCACACCAGAACCTCTGGCGACTTTCGATCCAGAAACCGCACATGCTGCTCTCGACGCAAAGCTTGAGGCACTGATTTTGAAACTGGACACAGTTGAAGAACCAATCGTGGAAACTGAAGCTGAGGCCCAACCGGACCTCGCTGCGGAACTTGCAACCGCTCTTGCTGAGATTGAAGCCCTCAAGGCTGCTGCCTTGGAGACTGAAGTCACACCTGAGCCCGAGGTCACGCCTGAACCCGCATCTGAGATCGTTGTACCTGTTGATGGTGTAGCGGCTTCTTCGATCGCTGACGGCGACGACAAACGACCAGCTCTTCGGGCTGCATCCTCTTTCAAAACAAAATCTCGCTAAAAGGAGAATTAAACCATGGCGATTATCGGAAATGGGATCAGCCTACGCGGCTTGGCCCACAATGACTTCCAATACGGCTTCAACCTCGCGTCGGGGATTGTAAAAGCTGACGTTGGTAAAGCTGTTTCACTCGACGCTTCAGCAGCGAATACAGTCAAACTGGCCGCAGATGATGACTTCGTCATCGGTCGTCTGTTGACAGTTGAAGACCGCACAGTCGAAGGCACCCTCGTTGGTACCATCGAAACTCACGGCGGCTTCCGCTTCACAAAAACCGCCGCTGCTGTTGCAATCGGTGACACAGTTGTCGGCGCTGGCGACGGCGAAGTCAAAGCAGCTGCTGCTGCAAATCACGCTGACAATTATGTCGTCGAGGTCGATGGCGACCTTGTAACCATTGTACGTTAAGGAGAACGCATAATATGCCACTAGATCTAATTGACGTACAACGTCAGCCCGTCGAAATCCTGCTGAAAGAGCTTAAAGCTACTAGCCAGCACGACTCCAAAGAAGCCGGCCTCAAGCTGACTCAGAAAGCCAAGGAAGCTGGTCTCGGCCTTCGTGACTTTTTGACACTGGCCGTTGACACCCGCACCGGTGAAAACAAGGAGCGTTACGGCGCTGCTCAGCTTTCAGGCTATGAAGCGGCACTGGACTATCTGAACTTGCCAATTCGCAACGACCTCGTCGAGGGTGTCGTTCTGCAGGCTTCTTCTGAGACGTTCCAGACGTATCCAGGAACTCGGGCACTGTTCCCCGAGGTTGTCGACGACATGTTGCGTTGGAAAGATCGTCAAGAGATGATCGAAACAACTGACGCGATGATTTCTCAGTCCCGTACCATCGCTGGTTCAGAACTGATCTCCACGGTTATGGAACCAGATGCTGACGAACGTGGCTCGTTCACAGTCCCAGAACTGGCCAACATTCCTGTCCGCACGATCCGCACCTCGCAGACCACTGTTGGTATGTTTAAGCACGGTTCGGCTT